CAACTTTTGAACATACAAGTAAATTTGTTATGGAAGCAGCCGATCATTTATCTATTATTACTGGTAGTACATCAGATATTGATGTTTGTGTTAGCTACTTAGAACAAACACTATAAGTGAGAGGTAATTATATATGAGTGGAATAGTAGGAAATAATACAAATAGAAGTTCTGGACTGGTAAAATCAGCAACTGTTGGAGCAGATGCTATTAATGGTTCTAATATAGCTGATGATTCTATTGATTCTGAACATTATGTAGATGTAAGTATTGATGCAGCTCATATAGCTTCCAATGCAGTAACAACTGCCAAGATAAATGCTGATGCGGTTACTGGCGCAAAAATAGCTGATGATGCAATTGACTCCGAACATTATACAGATGGTAGTATAGATAATGCCCACATAGCTGATAATGCTATAGACTCAGAACATTATGCTGCTGCAAGTATTGACGCAGAACATCTTGCTGTTGGAAAAGATGGTGCTTTATCTCTTAATGGTGCGCCAGCAGACCATACAGCTAACGGCCCACAGACAGCTACTTTTGCTGCGGGATATACTACAACCCAATCGGATTTAGTTTATCTTTCCAGTTCTGCTAGGTGGGAAGAAGCTGATGCTGATGCAGCGGGTACTTCTATAAATTTGTTAGGTATTGCATTAGAAGTGAAAGATGATGGAGAAGCTATGAATGTAGCCTTGGCCGGTAGTTTTATTCAGGATGCTAGTGTTTACTCTTTTACACCAGGAGTACCTCTTTATGTTGATACTACCGCAGGTGCAATTACAGCTACTAAACCTTCTGGTAGTGGGGATATTGTCAGGACAGTTGGTTATGCGGTTCACGCTGACATGATATATTTTAATCCATCCTCTGATTATGTGACTTTAGCCTAATGCCAAATATAGCGACAATTAACGGAATAGCTGAAGATAACATTGCCACGCACAACGGTGGTACAGCTTCACTTTATACTAATAAAAATGGCGACACTTGGGTTCATTTTGCTGGAATGGTTGCAACGGGTGGATCGTTAACCACTGACGGAGATTATCGAGTCAGAACTTTTAATTCTAGTGGTACTTTTGAAGTCACTACTTTAGGGCCTGGAGAAGTTGAATATCTTGTTATCGCTGGGGCTGGTGCTGGAGGAGGAACTGGAGGTGCAGGGGGTGGTGCTGGAGGTTATAAGACTGCTACCGGATTTAGTGTTTCAGCAACATCTTATTCAATAACAGTTGGTGCTGGAGGGTCTGGAAATCATACCGCACAGGGTGACTCTGGTAGTAATTCTGTATTTTCTTCAATTACATCTACTGCCGGAGGAGGTGGGGGTGGAAATACTACCAAGGCCGGATTAACTGGTGGTTCAGGAGGTGGTGGACAACAAGTAGGATCACCCGGAAGTGGCACAGGTTCACAAGGTAATGCGGGTGGTGCGGGTTCTAATAGTTCAGCTTACGGGTCTGGTGGTGGTGGAGGGTCATCCGCTGTAGGACAAGCTGGATCTGGTGGTGATGCTGGTGATGGTGGTGCGGGTACTGCAAACTCAATTACTGGATCGTCTGTAACATACGCCAGTGGTGGTGGTGGTTCTTGGCTAACTTCTATTGGTGGAGGTAGTTATGGAACTGCTCCTGCGGGAGGTGGCGGAGATGGAGAAGCAAGCACAGGCGAAGCTGGAACATCAAACACGGGAGGTGGAGGAGGTGGAGGTGGATATGTAGGTGGAGGTCTTACAACAGGAGGAGCAGGCGGTTCAGGTGTAGTAATCATCCGATACAAATTTCAATAGGGACAATTCATGGCGCATTTCGCAGAAATTAATTCAGACAATGTAGTGCAGAGAGTTTTAGTTATTGACCAAGAAACGCTTAATACAGGTGCTTGGGGATCGCCTGATAACTGGATTCAAACCTCCTACAATACTAGAGGTGGCGTTCATTATGGCCCGAACTCAAACACTCCCGATGATGGTGTTGCACTAAGAAAAAATTACGCTGGCGTAGGCTACACATATGACAAAACAAGAGATGCGTTTATAGCACCGAAACCCTACCCAAGCTGGACATTCGTTGAAGAATCATGTTTATGGAAAGCACCTGTTGCCTATCCTGATGGTGGCAAAAGATATTCGTGGGACGAAGATATTACAAATTGGAAGGAAGTTGAATGATGAAATATTCAGTCATTTTGTCAATCTTATTCTGGTTAGGAGTTTTTTATTTTATAGCAGGAGTATTAAATAAAAGTTTGTATCAATAAATGGAAATTATTAAGGTAAACACAAAAATGGACGTTCAAAATGTTTTGGAAACTCCCGCCTTTCAGGATTTAAATCAATCAGCAATTACTCCTCCTGGATCTATGGGAACAACAACACCTGTAGATATGGGCAATGTATCAATAGCTGAACCAGATAGTTTGGCTCCGGTAGAATCAGGTAAAGGTACTGTTTTTAACGCTGTAGCCTAAATGAATGGAAACTCTACTCCATAACGCATGGTCATTATTTGTAGCAATTGGGTGGTTTTTTCTCAATCGTATAACATCAAAAGTAGATGCGTTAGAAAAAGAAAAAGCAAATGTTTCTTCAGTTAAACATAATTCTACATTAATATATGAAGCTGATAAACGTATAGATCAACTTCAACATACAACTGTACCAAGACAAGAATATAAATATGATGTGGCTTCATTACATCTAAGATTGAATGAGATGGAAAAGTCTAAAGAAGATAAGATTCAAGACATCAGAGTTATTGAACAGCGAAAGGATACTAGTGGATAAATTCAATGAAATGATGATAGCTACTACCACGAGCTTGGCAGCTATGGGAGTTTGGTTTTTTAAGCGTTTATTTAAGTCTATTGATATAGCACATGAACGTATAGATAAACTTGAGTCTCAACAAGTAGATAGAAATTATTTAGAAACACAATTAGCACCAATACGAGAAGACTTAAATATTATTCTTCAACATTTATTGGAGAAAAAAAGTGGTTGAAAAAAAGTCTTATACTAAACTTTCAAGAGATATTATCTATAATAAAGATAACTTAAATAGACTAGTAATTATTGAATGGTTTGATCCTTATGATGAAAGTGATGAAATTACTATAGATACTTTGAATGTCCAACGAGCTATATATGAATCTTGTGGTTTTCTCATGGGAGTATCTAATGATCATGTGGTTATTGGATATAATAAAGACATGAGTGAAAAAGGTAAATACAAGGGTTATGGGAATATTCCCATGTCTCTTATTACTAATGCACATCTAATGGATAGGAATTGTTAAATGGATATGTTTAAAGGTTTTCCCTGGATGATGGTAATGATGGTTATTATTGGTTGGTGCTTAGGCTATTTTGTCTGTGCTCCTACTATTCCTTAAGGAGAAAAGATGCACGAACTAGTAGATATGTTTATGGGTCAACAATGGTTTCAAATAGTAGGTGAAGTTGTTTTAATTTTTACAGCAATAACAGGAGCTTTACCGGATAGATGGGTACAAAAAGTTCCCATGTTAGGTACTATGTGGCCTATATTTAACTGGCTTGCTGGTAATGTATTTAATAATATTAATCATCCTAATGGTATGGCTGCTAAAGTTGAAGTGGAGGAAGAAATTGATAGGGCAAAAGCTAAGGTTCGTGAGCGTGATGGTATGCCTGATGTACTTAACGGGCTGTAGCAGTCTAGCTAAAGAAATGATAGCTCCTGTAGCTAACTTTGGTTTGGGGCTTTACAATGCTGATACATACTACTCAAAGGAATGTGCTTGGTATGAAAAGGTAGAGTTTAGCCCACAAACTAAAGAATGGTTAAAAACTAACAATCCACCTGAGTTAGTTGTAAAAGACTTAGGTAAGGTTGCTAGAAATAACGATATATACAAAGAGGTGTGTGATGAGTAATGGAACAGTAAATGACTTAGGAGAGCTTCATGGATTACTTGCGAGAACTCTTGCTGAAAACATTAAGTCTGGTGAGGCTACCCCTGCACACCTCAATGTGGCAAGGCAGTTCCTCAGAGACAACAATATTGAGTGCCTTGGTACTAATAACGAGGATATAAAATCACTAGTCGAGGAATTACCTTTTGATGAAACCCCTAGAAAGCAAGAGTCAACT